TCATTCTTACAATACACTAGACTCAACAATGATTTGAAAGATTCTTCTTTCGTCATAGAGGGTGATTGGAAGAGATTTGATTCCACACTATATGTTAAGATTATAACATGTGCTTTGGCGATCGAGCGATGCTTTTTCCCTCATAAAGATGATAATGTGGATAGACACTTCATAGCACAATATGACAGTCTAATACTTAAAGATTATTATGTTCCTGGTGGTCAAGTTATAAGAATCTTTCATGGCTTACCGTCTGGAGTTAAATCAACGTCTGCTCTCGGCTCTATTATTAATTTGATCGCATTAATATTCTGTGTTGGTCCTGAAATGTCAAGGTTTTTTAACTTCGTCGTCGGCGGAGATGACTTCTTAATTGCCTGTAATCGAAAGAACATCGATAAAGATTGGTTAGGAAGACGTATAAACTCGAGAGCTATAACACTCGGGATGAAACTCAAATTTTTGGATTTTAAAAAACATAACGCAAAAAGATTATCAGATTGTCCATGTTTTTATAAATATGTAGTATATAAAGGCAAACCATACGTTCCACCTGCTGCATATTTAGAGCGCGTGTTCATGCCTTGGAATAAAAAATATAATAATGATGTAAAGCTGATGGCTTTTTTAAAAGACGTCATGCCATCGCTCGCAACACCAAGTATACATCTATGGTATTATTATAAGTTCTATTCAAAAATACACAATCTACTTTATAAGAAATTCAACCTTCTTATTAATCCGAAAGATGTTTTTAAAATGCATAAATCCCAGTATGATAAAATGATATGTAGAGGGGGGAACCTCCTTCCGTATAAATATAAATTAGATGCTGGTGACGACGAAAAGAGGTTAATTAACCACCTGCTTAAAAAACCGAGAGGTAATATAGCATTAAGGAAGTATGATATATCATGCTTCCTTTAACTACCGGTGAAGGTTAATATTTTCAGAGTTTAATTTATTAAACTCTGATACTGGCCCTTCCCTAAAGGGGGGTGCAAATCTTTCTTTTCCTTTCTATAGATTTATTTGCAGTGGGTTCGTAAATCACGAGGGAGTGCGCGTAGCCGACGTACTAAACCATAGGCTGTCAGTATGTTTTACATATTGAATGAATCTACCTACGGTAGATCTTTCCTATTATTATATATTATTTGATTATCACACATTATGACTTGTACAAACGGTACTTTTCGGATAGCTATTAAGGCTACTTCATTATTGTTAGTTGTCTTTGGTGGTCCGTCACTTAAAGTTATTGGCTTTGCTTTATCTTCATTTCTAAAATAACCATGGTTGATCTTTCTAAGTTTAATCCTATTTGTGAAGAAGGTCGGCAAAAGTGCGCATGTTATCAGAGTGCTAAAGCCGGGAAAAGAATTGGGAAATTAGTTATCAATCCTAAATCCCCTAGGCATGCAGCACTGTGTGTAGCATCTGTGTCAGTTTGTTTAGCTGCGTGGACCGCATATGCCATGCCAAAAGTGAATCCTAAACTTGAACAAGCATCAGCACCTTTAGCTGCTGCTTGCATGTGGATGGATAAATTGATGGATGATTATGAATCGGTATAGTTTCTATATCTTTTCATATATATCAGTTATGTTTAGCAATCTTAGACTTTTAAAGTTGTTATACACACTGTGTTATTTTATTCGCTAGAGGCATACTTTAGTATGCCTCTTTTACAGTACCTATTTATCATCAATATTTACATAAACTGTTCACTTTTATAATGAGCTCACTTAATAAGTATGATGCTAATCGCATCGCTGATGAGTTCGTTGAGCAGTGTATACGAGATGGCGTTATACAAAAGATTATTGATCCAGAGGTTGGAATAACAAATGATGATATCAATCCACAAATTAGTAGTTCTTTCTTAGAGAGACCTGATTTGAAATATACTTGGGAGGAAAGCGGTGAGTTAACCGTTTTCACAGAAGTAGATGGAGTGAAAACTCAAATTGTAGTTGATCCGGCTGCTGACAATATGAAGACGCTTGAAACGTATATTACTGATTCTCTGCCTGATCCACCATTTAGTATTGATTGTGGTGGTGTCAAGACTAAACAGATAGAAGCTAAAGCTTTTTATGTCCTTTGCGTCCTAAATAAATTTAGATCTGATTCGTTTAAAACGGAAATTAAATCTATATTAGAATCATATGATTTCAAGAATATGCGTTCTAATGATGGTACAATGAAGTTTAAAGCGTTGCTTGAAGACAAAATGTTGGAGAATACAAAAGTGCTAGATCTTGTAGTTGCATGCTGCTATCTGAAGCTTACTGCAGCAGAAGTTAAAAAAGATTCAGCACTCCGAGACGTTTTAGAATCAAGTGATGTACAGGCTTATGACGCGCTTAAAGCGCTAATTAAATCAAACACAAAGATCACAGATTTAAATAAAGAGATTGAACGTAATGACATTAAGAAGTGGGAGCGTAATCGACTTATTGATGAACGCAGCGCAGCTATTGATAGTATAGTCAAAAGTAACGACGATAGATTGGTTAATATATATGCTGTTTTTAATCAATCTACTGATAAAATTTCTCAACCTTTGAAAGACAAAATTTTAGCTAAGTCAAAAGAGCGCATTTCAGAGCTTAAAACTGAATATGGCAATCTTGATGATTATGAAGCTGATCTTTTACTTTCTAAGATTAAACGACGCGCTATGCGTGAGCAATTACGTCAGATTCAGGCTAGACAACTTCAACGAATTAAAAATAATGATTGGGACAATTTGATTCCAAAGACATAACGCCTTCACCAACTGTGATGTTTCTGGAATATAAACGCTTTCTAAGCATTTTAACTCGTTATTTTTCTGATAACTGGGACAAAAAATATATTATAAAACCAGTTAATAACGGCAAGGTCGTTTCTTCAGTTATGAAAGTTGTTAGTGATAACAGCGATAACACGACTGGGAAAGGCTTCGCTAAGGTCGTTAAATCTAACCGTCGTAAATATATACTTCATGATGGAGATTGTCACTCTGTCAATATGGAACGCGGAGACAGAAACAACATAAAGGTCGACGAGTATAACTCCATTGACATGGGTAAATCAGAAATACGCAACGCTACAAGAAAACAGCGTATACGTAAAGTAAATGAACGTTGCGTTCAAGAGTACATAGAAAGCCAATGCTTGTTCGATGAATATGGTGTAGATGTCAAGCGTGCAGTTATTATTGAAGGTTGTTACGAAACTAACAGAATAACACTTCAACGTCAGGCTACGCCTGAAGTTGAGGGTAAATTTAGCATGCATCCAACAGTAACGAATCTTTCTGTTTTTGATAAAACAGTTAAAGCTGTTTTTCGCAAACTAAATATGCCTTCTTTTGAGAAATGCAACAAAGAAGAGATTCTTCTAGAAAATGTTGCAATTAAGAAGAAACCCGGCTATCGTTATGAAGTTATGTACAACTTACAAACTAAAGGTGAGGCACTACACCAAGCGTATAAAATCGCCCTAAAAAGATGGAAGGCGATTGATGAGGGATGGGATGATAGAAGAAAAATAATACCTGGAGTATACACTGTGGGGGCGCGTAATAAACGTGATTATAATTACACTGATGGTGAGGATGCAGTTAGTAGAGCTGTGCACATGCCAGAAATGCATGCTGAGCTAACTGCTGCGCCATGGTGTAATAAGATAACGGATTATTTCAAAGAGAAAGCGAGAGGGCCAATATATATTGGTAACTCATTCTTACAATACACTAGACTCAACAATGATTTGAAAGATTCTTCTTTCGTCATAGAGGGTGATTGGAAGAGATTTGATTCCACACTATATGTTAAGATTATAACATGTGCTTTGGCGATC